TGGTTCATCAGTCACTATGCTAAGATCGACAAGAAAGTAGCAGTTGAACTTCTTAAAGTTGATGAATACCATTTCCGCACTCCAGGTATTCTTGCTCGTTTGTTAGATATCGGTTCTGTGCTTCAAGAAGCTGAGATGGCTCATTATAATAAAGGCATTGAAAATCTAGTTTCTCAAATTCAGGTTCGTCAGAAATCTCAGGACAAACAAGATAAGAAAGATGCAGTTACTGCTGCATTAGTTGCTGCTCAACCATCTATCCAACAACGAATGGAAGAAAAGGCACGTGAGTTGGCTGGAGATATCGAAGGAGCGATCGATGACTTTGTCATTAATAAAGCGTCTGACTTTTCGGCAAAGAACTATCTTCTATCAAAAGAAGTGGCAGCACCAATCGCAAAACGAATCGGTGACATGTACGGAAACTTGTCAACCGAACTACGAGAAGCCATCGAAGGAAAAGATGAACAACTCGTTGAAGGTTACTCACACTTCACCAAACGAGAGTTGAAGAAGTTTGCTGATTTTGTTGATAATATTATTGCTGATTGTCAGCAACAAGTGCAAACAGCCAAAGCAAATCGTGCGCCACGTAAGCGTAAAGAAGTTACACCCACAAAACAAGTTGCACGAATGAAGTTCTTGCGAGAGTTTGCAGAATTAAATTTGAAATCTGTGGCACCAACAGGTATAATTGGTTCTAGTGAGGTTTGGGTTTACAATACCAAATATCGCAAGGTTCAAAAGTATGTTGCTGATGGTGGAACTATCTCAGTGAAGGGAACTACTCTTGTTGGGTTTAGTGTTAAAGATTCAATATCATTGACTCTACGTAAACCAGAAGAATTCTTTAAGGGACTATCCTTGGGTAAGCGTGCATTGAATAATGCAATTAAACCTATCAAGACAAAACCGACTGTCCCGAATGGGCGTGTAAATGAAGAATGTATTATTCTCGGAGCATTTTAATTGGAATTTAATTATATCGCAGAAGGTATAGATGCAGTTGTTATTGACAACTTCTATACTGAAGATCAATTGAGTGAGATTCGTAGTGAATTAAAATTTCTAACAAAACCATCCATTATGTCTGAAGATAGAGATAAACTGGAAGCAGGTGTTGACATAGATGGCAATTTTGTTACTACTAAAGCTGGTGTTTGGGTTGATCATATTTTTAGGGATTGGAACCATTCTGCTTTAATCAGTCACCCAATGACAAATTTCGCAAAACAGGAAGTACAAGATAAGATCATTTCATACAATTCTTTGTACTCACTGTTATATCATTGTAATGTTAGGAATCATCTACTTTCTTACTATGAGAATGCAGGTTACTATTCCAAACATGTCGATGCTGCAGTATTTACGGTATTAAGTTATTTCTACAACGAACCAAAACAATTTTCTGGTGGAGATATAACCTTACATAATCGCGACAATACAAAGAAGGCAAATGTAGAAATTAAAAATAATAGAGTTATTATCATACCAAGTTGTACTATGCATGAAGTTGAAAAAATTGAAATGACATCTAAAAAATTAAGTGGTGAAGGTAGATATTGTTGCGCTATATTTTTAACTGTGCAACATTTAAGGGAAAAACATAATGATTCTAATTGATTATTCGCAGGTTGCTCTTGCAGCCATTTTGACATTCCAACGTGAGTTGAAAGGTTCTGAGTCTGAGATTAAAAATCTTATTCGTCATGTAACGCTATCAACTATCAAGTCATACAAGAAAAAATATGGCAAAGAATATGGTGATGTTGTTATCTGTTGTGATGGGCGTAAGTATTGGCGCAAAGACTTCTTTGAGTTTTACAAAGGAATGCGTAAAGCGAATAGGGATAAGTCCGATCTTGATTGGGGTTTGATCTTTGATACACTGTCAGAAATGCGTTCAGATCTTGCCAAGTATTTTCCATATAAAGTTATGCACTTGGAACGTGCTGAAGCAGATGATATCATTGCTGTTCTTACAAAATATGCTCAAGATAATGAATTGATTCAAGAGGGTTTGGTTGAGGAACCACAAAAGATTTTGATTCTTTCTTCTGACAAAGACTTCAAACAGTTACAGTTGTACCCTACTGTTAAACAGTGGTCACCTATGCAGAAGAAATATATTACAGCAACTAAGAAAGAAATTATTGAACATAAGATTGAGCATATTGTCAAAGGCGACTCTGGTGATGGTGTTCCGAATATTCTAAGTAAAGATGATGTGTTCATGAAGGGTGAGAGACAGAAACCTGTGAGCGCAAAACGTCTTCAAGAATTTTTTGCTAATGGATTTATTGCTTGTAAAAATGATGAAGAGCGTCGCAACTGGCAACGTAATGCAACACTGGTTGATTTTGATTTCATTCCTGATGATGTATCTAAAGAGATCGTTTCAACATACATAAATAATAAACCGACAGGTGATAAGATGGCGATTATGAACTATCTGATTGAACACAAATGTCGTTTATTGTTAGATGAACTAGAGGACTTTTAATATGCGTAAGTATGTAACCCAAATGCTTGAAGAGATTCAAGAAGATCCAAAAGCGATTGAGAAATACAAAGGTGATGCTGTTTTGAAATTAATTTTCGAATATGCATTTGAACCTTCAAAGAAAATGATTCTACCTGAAGGAGATCCACCTTTTAAACCTGCAGCAGAACCACTGGGTATGACTCCAACAAATCTTTTCAGTGAGATGCGTAGGTTATATGTTTTCTGTCGAGCAGATTTGAAGCCATTGAAGCGTGAGGGTTTGTTTATCTCCTTGCTTGAGGGTTGTCATCCTACTGAAGCAGAAGTCTTGATTGCAGTTAAAGACCAGACACTACATAAAAAGTATCCAAAGATTACACGAAAATTGGTAACTGATGCTGGGTTCATTCCTCCATTAGAAAAGAAAGCCAAAGAAAGTGCGACATCTTGAAGACGAAGACAGAGACTTTATTCTATTCCTTCTAAGTTTGGAAGAAGACGAGTTCAAAATGATGTTGAACTCAATGGATGAACGAGAAGCCATGATAGTATTAAACAACATTCAACTTGCAAAGGAAGAATTGTTTGATGATATGATGGAAAAAGAAGGTATGAAAGCAGCAGCCAAAGTTATTGACAGAATTAAAAAATTATGAAACAAAAGTGGGTTGATGCGTTCATGGACACAGCTGAGAGGTTTGCTCAGTTGTCCAGCGCAAAACGATTGAAGGTTGGTGCAGTTGTCGTAAAGGACAATCGTATTATCTCAATCGGATACAATGGTATGCCATCTGGATGGACAAACGAATGTGAAGAAATTATTCCTGCGCATGAAGAAGTGCACATGGAATCCCGCACTGTTTACTATTATCCAGAAGTTACAAAAACGAAAGATGAGGTTATTCATGCTGAAGCAAATGCTATTATCAAACTGGCACGTGATGGTGAGTCAGGCAATGGCGCCAGTCTATTCTGCACTCATGCTCCTTGCATTCATTGCGCTAAACTGATTCATGGCGCAGGTATCAAAACTGTTTACTATCGAGAATCATATCGCGACACTCTCGGTTTGGACTTTCTTGAGAAATGCAACATCGAAGTCAAAAAAGATTTGACTTTGATCAAATAATGTCGTATAATATGTGCTGTAGGTGAGAAATGTTCCTAAATAAAACATAACCCTACAGTTTGTAAGGTTATTAAATTTTTCGCTTGACTTTAAACAAAAGGTGTAGTATAATTTCTACTATGAAAACATTAAACATATCCAGATCGTTGAATAAACATCTACCACTTAACAGTGGATGGGTTTGCTCACGCTCACAGTTTAATGGCACACCAGCAACATTAGCGATTGAGTATGATAGTGGGGGTTTTGGAAAGTAAAGTGTAAATAACTTACTTTGTTTCCCAAAACCCCGATGATGAAAGTCTCGGGGTTTTTTGTTTTTAGGGCATCGTCCCATCTGTTCTTTAAAAATTTGCGTACCAAATGTTGGGACATTGTGTAGTGGTAGCACAACAGACTTTGACTCTGTTAGTCTTGGTTCGATTCCAAGTGTCCCTGCCAAATTTTGGGGGTATAACTTAATGGTAAAGTAGCTGGCTTTTAACCAGCAAATCAGAGTTCGATTCTCTGTGCCCCTACCAAATTCCAAAGTTTTCTTTGGGGTGTCTATGATGTAGTGGTAGCATTAGGGATTGTGATTCCCTCCGTATGAGTTCGATCCTCATTAGACACCCCAAAGAAAATTTATGCTGGTTTAGCTGATGTGGTCATAGCGGTGGTCTGAAGAGCCATTGAAAGTAGTTCGATTCTACTAGCCAGCACCAATACTCGTGTAGCTCAAAGGTAGAGCACTCGGCTGATAACCGAGAGACAGAGGATCGTTACCTCTCATGAGTACCAAGTTTTGCCCTATTAGTATAATGGTATTACACCTGTTTTGTAATCAGGTTACGGCAGTTCGATTCTGTCATGGGGCACCAGTTTTTCTCGGTGTAGTTTAGTGGTAAAATTCGTGGTTTGGGACCATGTGTCGGAAGTTCGATTCTTCCCACCGAGACCAGTTTTATGGGCTGATGGTATAATTGGGAACACAGTGCCCTTGCAAGGCACAGTTGGGGGTTCGATTCCCCCTCGGTCCACCAAGTTTTGTGCAGGATTAATTCAGTGGTAGAATGTTTCGTTGCCAACGAAAATGTCATCGGTTCGAACCCGATATCCTGCTCCAGTTAGTATGCCTCGTTAACTCAGTGGTAGAGTGTCTCCTTTACACGGAGAAGGTCGGCAGTTCGAATCTGTCACGAGGTACCAATACCCGATTGGTGAAATGAATATCACACAGTGCTACGGACGCTGGGTTGGAGGTTTGATTCCT